GCCATCGTCTGAAAATGCGTCGTCGCGTCATCGCCGATGCCTTGCTGGATGACGCCGGCCGTCAAGCCGGTCTGCGGGAAGATCGAGTGCCCGACAGGGGCCGAGCCGCCGCTCGTGGGCGGGGCCTGGCCTGGGAAGGGAACGACATTCGAGGCTTGGACCACGGCGACCTCTTCGCCGTGCGTGCGCTCTGGCCAGCAGCAGCGTTATAGATCAATCGGTGAGGATTTCCCAATCGGTTGCGAAGAGATCGAGCTGCGAGGGCGTCCAGGGGACGAGTTTCGAGAACTTGCCGCTCGTCGTCGAGAGATAGAGATAAGGGGCTTGAATCTTCGCCCCCTCGGGCGGCCACTGAACGGCGACCCACTGATCTTTCCCGTTCCAGCCGTTGCGGGTGGCGCGCTTGCCGTCCTTGAGCTCGCACATCTCCTTGAAGGCTTCGCCGAAGCTCATGGGCATTACGGGATTCTCCTTAGCTCTCAACTCTCTGCCAGTCATTCGCGAATTTATCGGTCACCGTCGGCCTGTAGGCGGGAAGCTGGCGCGTGGTGCCGTCGGCCTTCTTCAGCATCAGCACCGGAAAGGACGAGCCCGCGAGCTCGTCCTCGCGCATCTCGACCCACATGGAGGCGCCGGCGTCGCCGGCTTCCGCCTGCACCTCGCGCCAGCCCTGGCGCTGGATTTTGCCCCCGGCGACGAGGAATTCGGTGGCCTCGACGAAGTCCATCTTAACATCCTCTCCCCGCTTTGGCCGGGGAGATTTTCGGGAGGCTCGCGCCTCCTTCCAGTTCGCGGTTCAACCGGAGGCCAATGCCCTATCCGTCCCCGCGCTTAAACGGTGTGTTCCACCGCCGTTCAGTCACTCGTTCAAGGAGCTTGGTTATCGCTCCTTAGCCAATACTGATAGCGATTGTCTCTCAATTCAACAACTCCTCGAGCCTGAAGGCTCGAGGTTCTTAAGGCTTTTGGCCCTCTTCTGATCGCGGCACCAGCGCCGCAGTTGCTCGAGGAGGCTCTGCTCATGCGTCGTCGGGAGGATGCGAAAGCCGCGATATCGTCCGTTCGCCTCGAGGCCGATGCCGCGGATGAACTGATGATCGGAGTGGAAATTATGGGCCAAAATGCCCGGAAACTCGGCCTCGATCCGCCGGCCGATCCGCTCGAGGTCCGAATCCGAGATCATATCGGTCCTTCCCCTGATCAAATGTCGATGGCCCTGAGCGGCGGCTTTCGATCGTAGCGCGGCACGGGGCTATAGCCTGATCTCGTCCTTTGCTCCGTCGGATCGGCGGGCATGTCGGATCCGCGGATCCTGTCCAGCATCTGGCCGATCAGGCTCAACGCGTCCACCATGTCATCATGCTTGCCAGCCGGAAAGGCGAGCAATTCGGCCATCAGATCGGCCTTCCAAGGGGCGAACGAGGGAATATAGAGCTTTTCGACCGCCATTCGGGAGCGGATGGACTGGGCCCTTATGGCCTTGTCGTAGCGCGAGGGAAAGCTTCTCTTGAACACATAGGCTCCCCTCTCCCGCTGCCGCCGCTTCAGATGCGGCCCGATGCCCGCCTCGATATGGCCGCGCTCCTCGGCCCAGGCCAAGGGCCGCCATTCCTGCACCAGATCACAGAACACCTCCACCCACTCCTCGGGCTCCGCCTGGTCGCGCCAGAGATCGAGCACATACATCTTCTCCTCGCAGTCCAACCCAACCACAAGGTGCACCGTGTAGTCGCCCTGATTCTTCGAGACCGCATAGTCCGAGGCCCCGTAAACATTAAGGCTTTCCCGTGGCGGCGTGTCCTTCACCTCCACCAACCACTCCCGCTTGAAAAAGTACCCCTCGGCCGAGGTCGGACGCTGCTGGTACAGGCTCGTCCAGACCCGCTGATCCTTCTTGGCATCCCTCACCATCCCCTCGTTGAACCATTCGGGCCAAAGCCTCTCCCCGACCTTGCGTCCCAGGATGTCGCCCGGTCCCGCCTCCATCGGCAGCTCGATCACCTCCCAATCATCCTTCTCGTCGGCTAATATTTGGCCTGCTAAGTCGGCTTCATGCCATCTGGTTTGTATCAGCACCACGCTCGCATCCGGCTTCAGCCGCGGCAGCAAATCATTCTTCCACCAGGCAAAATGCTGCCGCTGCACGCTCGGGCTGTCGGCGTCCTCGCGATTCCGGACCGGATCGTCGATCAGGGCGAGGTCGGCTCGCCTTCCGGCGATCGCTCCCCCGACCCCCGCGGCGAAATATTCGCCGCTCGTGGTCGTCTCCCCGAGGAGTGTTGTCTCCCACCGCGCCGCCGCCTTCACGTCCGGGTTGATGTCGATGTCCAACGTCGCTCTGTGCTCGGCTATCGTGTTCCGGACCCTGCGCCCCCAATGCTCCCCCAACTCGGCCGTGTGGCTGGCCGCGATGATCGAGGCCTTTTTGTGTCTTGCGAGATAATAAGGCGGGAAAGCAACCGACACATAACTCGACTTCGCACTGCCCGGCGGCGCAAAGATCGCTACACGCCTGAGTTGCTTTTGGGCGACGCGCTCCAAGGCCTGGATGATGAGGCGGTGATGCCTTGACGGCTCCATCCCGATCTCCCGGCACCACTCCACCAAGTCCCCCTGAATGCGCCGCCTTCTCAGCACGATCTCCGCCGCACGCCTCGGGTCCAAGCCTTCCATCATCGGTCTCCACTCAGGCTCAATCCTCGTCCGGCTCACCCTTTTGGCCGCCAAACACCCGGAAAGCACGCACCCTCGGCCCAATCTCCCGATTCTCCTCAACGGTCAGCTTGGCCAAACCCCCAATAGTCCCGCGATAGGAAATGCTACCCGTCCCTTTCCAGCGGAAGGTCATTTGCTCGGTGGGGGGTACGCCACGTGCGAGCAAAACCCGGGCCGCGCTAAAGACGGGCGTCCTCGCCCGATCCAGCAAAATCTCGCCCCCATGCCACACACGGAAACGCCCATGCCTGTCCTCGCATTCCTCAAGCTCAAGCCTCATCCCCGCCTCCTCCACTCAGCGCCCAACCTCACTCTCCACCCCCTCGCTCGCCCGCGCAATCCGTGGGAGAGAGGGGGGACCCGGGCCTGCCCTCCGGTCGAGGGGGGCGGTCCATCCCCGGGGGGGTCGGGTCCTCCTCGGCGGGCGCCTCGGCGCCGGCCTGGCCCTGGGGTTGGTGGGAGGGGCCATCCCCCACACTCGAGGTGGAAGTGTCTGTAATCATTGGGGTTTCCGAGCTCGCCTCGAGCGCGGTCTTACGATCGGTCTTACGTCCCGAAGCCGCTATGGCGAGCAATTCAGACGTCGACATGTCCTCGAGCCGGGCCGTGCGCACCTCCCGCTGTTCGACCCGTAACCCTGTGAGAATGCCCAATTCCTTCACGGCCAGCACGGCCGCGGTGAGCTGCCCGGCCTCATGCGCGTGACGCCTCGCCTGCTCGGCGGCCGCTATCAGCCGCTCGAGGCTCCAAACCGTGTCACGGGCGGCCGCCTCTTTGATCCACGTCAACCGAGCAGTTACGCTACCATAAGCTACCAGGCGCGGCGCATGGGCTTCAGCGCTCTTTTGAGCGCAGCCATAGGCGGATCGGTAAGCGGCTGTGGGGCTCATTCCGAGGGCGCAGCACTGGCAGAATCGTTCCCAGCGAGGATTGACTAGGGGAAGGCTAGGGTCGGGCTCTGTGGGGCTCTGCGGGGCTTGTGAGGGCATGTCTTGCCTTTGGCTCAATGTGTGCCACGTGCGCCGCGATATGCGCCACGCATGCGCACTTTGACGCCGCTTACATCACAACCCATTGATTGCGTTGCGTTTTTCCTGTTCGATCGTCGGCTAACTCTATCTCGATTAGGCCGAGTGCCGTTGCGATTATCCTGCGTTTTCAACAACATGGCATTGCCCATTGTCCCGAGGCCGTGGAGCGACTAGGTTTGGCGTGCTGAATTCTACGCCTAAAACCGTTCTTTGACATCGTTGGATTGATCCGAAGAGGCGAGGCCGCTCCACGATGGCTTCGCGAACCGGACGAGGCATGCTGGCGCGATCGCGGGTGACGTGAACGCTCGAGGCCGGCGCTCCACGAATTCATGCGCGCTCGACCGAGGCCTTCGGGTTTCGGTCGAGTGTAGCGCAAAGCCGGCGCGATGATCCGGTTTTGCGCTGCACTCGGAAGGTGCGGCGCAAACTGTGGAGATGTGGAGATGACTGCAATGCAAGCTACTTTGAACCTGCGGCCGCTGGCGGCTGCGTCGCTTTGCGCTTCGAGCGAAGAGACGCGGTTCTACTTGTGCGGCGTGCTTGTCGAGATTGAGCCGCGCGCCGTGACCTATGTCGCGACGGACGGGCATCGGCTTTTCGCGCATCGCGAGGATCTCGCGGCTGGCGACGAGGACAATACGTTGCTGGGGCATTTCATCGTTCCGACCAAGTCTTGTCGGGCGATCAAGCTTGGCAAGAAAACGACGAGTGCGGCATCGCTGACGCGAAGCGACGATGGCGGAATGTTTCTCGCCCATCTCGGCGAGCGGCATTACTTCAAGCCCGTTGACGGCGAATTCCCCGACTGGCGGCGTGTGATGCCGCGGAAAGGCGGCGAGGCTTATGCGCATTTCGACGGCAAGCTCGTTGCGAGCTTTTCGGCGATTGCTGCGGCGCTCGGTGATGACCAGGTGCCGCGGATTTGCTCGCCGCGGATTTGCCCGATGGACGCCAATTCGCCCGCCCTTGTCGTGTTTCATGGGCGAGAGGCGACGACCTTTGGCGTGATCATGCCGATGCGCGGCGAGAAGGTCTCTCGCATCGTGCCGGCATGGGCTTTGCCGATCGAGGCGGAGGCGGAAGCGAAAGCTGCGTGATGCGAGACGGGGCCCTTCGGGGCCCCTTTTCGTTTGTGCGTAGGGTAGGGGCTTGCGCGGTGCGGGCTCTGTGGAGATGTGGAGATTGACATGCAAGCTTACGTTA